CTCCGCCGCGCCGGTGCGTATATCCGCAAAGCGGCACGAAACAGGGTCACCACCTCGGAGAAAGCATCCGCCCCCGGCACACCGCCGAACACCAGGCGGGGACTGCTCAAACAGTCTCTGCTCTTCGGCGTGGACAAACGGCGGGAATCTGTGGTGATCGGTCCGGCCGAATCAATGATCGGCACGGCGATGGTGGCACATGAATTCGGCGGTCGTTATCGCAAACGCCGTTATCCGAAACGTCCGCTGATGGGACCGACGCTGGAAAAGACGGCAACCAAACTTCCCTCGCTATGGGAAAAATCTGTCAAATAACAAGGAGAAAACCACATGGCTATTGTTCTTGGTCTGAATGCAAAACTTCTGCGTGGCGCGGCCGGTGCGACCGGCACGACCGAAGTCAAAAACGTCAAAGACCTGACGCTGAATCTTGAGTCCGGCGAAGCAGACGTCACCACCCGTGCCACGGGCGGCTGGCGGGCGACCGCAGGCACACTGAAGGAAGCGTCGCTGGAATTCGGAATCCTGTATGATACCGAAGACGCCGACTTCCAGGCGTTTCAGGCGGCCTATTTCAGCAATACTCCTCTGGCTTTGTTTATCACGGACGGCGCTGGCAGCGGCCTTGATGCCGACTGGTCCATCACCGCTTTCACCGTGGAGCAGCCGCTGGAGGAAGCCGTCAGTGTGTCCATCACCGCGAAGCCGACCGCGTCGACCCGCGCTCCGGCGTGGACGTAAGAGGAGACGTAACCAATGAAAAGTTTTACTGACAACACCGGGAGAACGTGGACGCTGGCTGTGAATGTGGGAACCATCAAGCGCGTCCGGGCTCTCTGCGATGTGAATCTGGCGAACATCATCACCATCGACTCCGGCGCGACCCCGAAAGTCGATCTGCTGGAACGGCTCGGCAACGATCCGGTGCTTCTGGTGGATGTGCTTTACGCCGCCGTCAAGCCGGAAGCCGACACCAAGGGCATCAGCGACCAGGAGTTCGGTCAGGCGATGTCCGGCGACGCCATTGAGATGGCGACCACGGCTTTGCTGGACGAGGTAATCGATTTTTTCCCCGAGACGAAGCGGAAGGTGTTCAGAAAGATTCTGGACGCGACGAGACGCTTCGAGACCAAGGGCAAGGCGGCGCTTCAGGCTCTGCTGGACGATCCCGCTTTGGACGGAAAAATCGACGCGGCCCTCGCTCAGTTGATGACCTCGTCTGGGAACTCGCAGGAATCGCAGGAGTAAATCCCGATCCTTTCACGCTCCGCGAGCTGGTGAAGCTCGCGGATGCACGGGGGCGATTTGAGTGGGAACAGACTTCCGCTCAGATGGCCCTCATCGTGAATCTGCTGCGGGATCCGAAGAAGTCCCAGCCGGTCAAGGCCGAGGATTTCAATCCGTATCGGCTCCGGGAGAAGGATCGGTTCATCCCGAATGTTCCGTTGAGCGTACTGAAGGATGTGTTCGTGAGGAAGTAAATCAGTTATGCTGGAATTGGCTTTTCAGCGCAGTAAGTTCAAAACTGCCCCAGCAATGTTTTCGCAATTCTGCTCCGAGGTGTTTGATTTGCGCATGAATAGTGCGAATGCCAACACTGCGAAGAAAATCTACGGCGGGGATAAAATCCTTGTCTCCGGAGACCAGAATAGCGACTTCATATTTTTTCATCCACGCATCCTGAAGCATTGTCGTGGCAATAAGCGTATCAATGCATTTTTCTTCTGTTCCAAGCATACTACCGCCACAGTTTGGACAAATTTTTATCTCATTGTGACAGTTGGTGCATACCGGACCGGACATTTTCTGTTGCCGTTGCAGAAAAATGACATTGGCAGCAGGAATCTTGGGAAGGAATGTTGTTGCCCAGTTCTTTAATTTTGCATCCGTGGGGCGATTTGAGTATGAACCAAAGATGTTGAAATCTTGCAAATCTAAACTTGTAACCTGAAGAAGGCGAGATGCTTCACTGACCAAAACATTGGGGAGTGCGAACCAATCAGCTCTGAACGAAGGATCATTGTCTCTAAAAGACAAACTAAAATTCCAAAAATCAAGGAATATAGATACTTTCACAGAATACCTCCTCAAAAAAATAACCGGATGTCGTTACTTCCTCACAGAGGAAAACATCCGGTGAGCCTTAATGGGAGTTAATTTACTCCAAGTCAAGGCAAATGTCAACTGAAAATTTTGTAAAAATTCAGTTTTTTTGAAAATTGTTCACGAAACCATAAAAAAATGGAGGCTCCATGTCCCTTTCCGGCACTATCCGCGCCGGGGCCGCTTATGTCGAGGTGACCGCCCAGACATCAAAGCTCCAGCGGGGGCTTGCCAATGCGCAGGCTCAACTTCAGCAATTCGGGCGGTCCTGCACCGCAATCGGCAAGGATATGCTGATGCTCTCCGGGGCATTCGCCGTCCCGCTTGCGCTGGCGGTCAAAGGCTTTGCCGACTTCGACGACCAGATGAGACTGGTCCGGGCGGTGACCAAGGCGACCAAGCAGGAGTTCGAATCGCTGACGCAAGTCGCGGCCAAACTTGGCCGGGAGACCTCCTTCACAGCCAAACAGGTCGCTGACGGCATGGTCAGTCTGGGTCGAATGGGGTTTTCGCCCAAAGAAATTGAGCAGGCGATCCAGCCGACCCTCGACCTCGCACGGGCAACGGGAACCGATCTGGGCGAAGCGGCGAACATTGCGGCGAACTCGATGAGAATCTTCGGTATCGAAGCCAGCAAAATGAGCGACGTTGCCGATATCCTGACGGCGACCGCGAACGGGAGCGCACAGACCCTGACGGATCTGTTCGAAGCTCTCAAGATGGCCGGACCGCAGGCAAAGGCGGCCGGTGAGAACATCACCGACACATCGGCGGCCATCGGTGTGCTGGCGAACCTCGGAATCAAGGGTTCTCTGGCGGGGACAGCGCTGAGAAAGTCCTTCAGTCAGTTTGCCAAGACCAAGGTCCAGGACAAACTGAAGGCGGTCGGGATCTCGACAGTGGATGCCAACGGCAACCTGCGAAAAATGGCGGAGATCATCGCCGATATTGGTCGGGTCATGGCGACCATGCCCTCGGCGGAAAAGCTCGCCTTTGCCGAGGACATCTTCGACATCCGGGGATCGCTCGCCGGGCTTTCCCTCGGCGGCAACGTGAAGGACTTGGATGCCTTCATCGAGAAACTCTACGATGTCAAGGGAACGGCACGAACCACCGCGCAGGAAATGGATGCAGGGCTTGGCGGATCTTTCCGGAAACTGCTCTCCGCGGTCGAAGGGGCGATGAATGCCATCGGCAAGGCGCTGGAGGGAACGCTGAAGCCCTTCATCGACAAAGTTACTGCCGCGACACTCGCCGTCATCAAATGGATCGAAGCAAACTCCGGGATGGTTACTGCCTTTGCCGCGACCATCGCGGGAACGGCGGCTCTGGGGGCGGCTCTGATCGTGATCGGCGTCGCAGCCAAAGGTGCGGCGGCCGGGTTCGCGGTCGTCCAGACGGCGCTCAAAGGCTTCACGTTTATCCAGGGAATGTGTATTGCTCAGGGGGTGGCGCTCAAGAACAGCATCTCGCTGATCGGAGCGGCCTTCGTCAACTTCCGGAACGTGGCGATCCCGGCGATGGTCGGGACCGAACAGCTGTGCGCCGCCTTCGGGCTGGCGTCCACTGCGGCCAACCGGACGGCGGCAAGCATTGTGCTGATGAGCAATGCGGAGGCCGCCGCCACTGCGAAGTCGATCCTCGCGGCAAAATGGACGGCGATGACCGGTGCGCTGAAAGCCTTCCGGACATCCGCTATCGCGGCGACCATTGCAACGAAAGCACAGGCGGCCGCGGAGGCGGCGATGGCGGCAAAGAGCGCTATCGTGGCGGGCTGGACGGCGATGACCAATGCCCTCAAGGGAATGACTCTGGCAACGGCGGCGGCCACGGTTTCCACCTACGCGCACACGGCGGCGGAAGCGATCTGTACGGCGGGAACGATTGCTCTCAACAAGGCGCGGCAGATTGCCATTGCAACCACGGCACTGTTTACGGCGGCGAACCTCAAGGCTGTGGTCTCCATTTCTGCGGTTACCGTGGGAAATTTCCTGCTGGCGGCGGCCGCGAAAGTGGCGGCAGTGGCAATGATGGCGCTCTCCGCTGTAATGACGCTGATTGCCGCTCACCCTGTAGCGGCGGCTCTGATTGCACTCGGGGCAATCCTGGCAGGAGTGTGCATTTACCTGTATAAAGCAGCGAATTATACTGCCAAGCTGTCCGATGAGGCCGGGAAGCTCCGGGAAAAGAACGACGAACTCCGCAAGACGGATCAGCTCCGGATGGAGAGACTGAAACAGCTCTCCGAAAAACAGCGTCTGACCAATGCTGAAATGGCGGAAGCCCGGCAGCTGGCCAAGGAACTGCGTTCCAGGTATGGAGACCTCGGTATTTCGATCTCGAACAATGCAGTCCGGATCAGGGAACTGGACAGTGCGGCGAAACGGCTCGGCGCGGTCCAGCTCCGGGTGGAGAACGGCGAAGACATGGAGAAACTGAAGCGTCTGAAAGAACTGTCGCTGAAGGTGAATCTCTCCGTTCCGGAACAGGACGAGGCTGCGGGCCTGATCGAAGACCTGTCCGGCAGATACGGCGATCTCGGCATGGAAGTCGACCGGACGAAAAAGAAAATCATCCTGCTTTCGGCCGCCGCACAGCGGCTTCAGGGAATCCGGCTGGTCACCAAGGTGGAGGAACCGGACCTCGGCAAATTCGACAGGCTGAAAAGTCTGTCGCTGGAAGCGAAACTCACGTTTGAACAGCAGGGAGACGCGGAAGCGCTCATATCCGAACTGAGCGAAAAATACGGAGACCTCGGCATCGCGGTCAACCGGACCACCGGGCAGATCGAGCGTCTGAATACCGTGGCCGGTTCGATTGCCGACTTGACCTTCAAAGTCAGGGGGATTGAGGATATCCAGAAGCTTCAGCGTCTGAAACAGCTGACGCTGGAAACCGACCTGACCGTCGACGGACAGAAAGAAGCCGCCCGGCTGATCGCCGAACTGACCGCGAAGTATGGCGATCTCGGTCTTGCGGTTGAAACCATCGGCGCGAAAGTCGCTGCTGTCAATGACGCCGTTGCACACATTGACAGGGTCCGGGTGGCGGTCGATGACCGTGATCTGGAGAAATTCAACCGGCTTAAGACCCTGACACAAATTGTCCGACTGGATGTGCAAGGACAGGAAGAAGCGGAATCGCTGATCGGGGAACTCTCGGAACGCTACGGCGATCTGGGTCTGGCCGTCGATAAGACGACCGGGAAAATTGTTCAGCTGAACACAGTGGCGGGGAATTTGAAAACCGCCGAACTGACCATTACCGACAAGGTTGATCTGGCCAAGATTCATGACCTGCAAGGGATGTCCCTCCAGGCAAATCTGTCCGTTTCCGGGATGGATTCCGCCGAACGGATGATTACCGAACTGGAACGGAAATACGGCAGTCTCGGCGTGACCGTCGACCGGACCTCTGGGAAAATCGTGGCAATGACCGAAGCTGCCAACCGGATCCGGAACATCGAACTTGGTGTAACGGACAAGGGAGACCTTGAAAAACTTTCCCGGCTGAAAGACCTCTCCATGCAGGTTAAACTGGATGTGCGGGGGCAGCAGGAAGCCGAGACGCTGATCGCCGATTTGTCGAAACGATACGGAGATCTCGGTCTTGCCGTTGATAAGACCAGCGGACGGATCGAACGGCTGAACACACTTGCCGGTTCGATTATCGATCTGACG